AGCATCAACCGGGAATATTCCATAGACGGCTATTCCGAACGCCTGAAGCCGGAATATGCAGACTTTAACCGTTCCCAGCTGGAGGAGATGCTGAAGCTTCCGGAAGCAGACCGGGAGATGGTCACACCGGACACGGCAAGAAAAGAAATCCGCGACATTAAGAAATTCAACCAGGCAGAACCGCAGGAGGGCATCGCAGACGATGTAACGGACCTGGTCCGGCACTTTGGGGAGGACAACGCAGAGACCCTGGAAAAACTGTATCAATGCGGCATAGCAGATAACCTGTATGACAATATCAACCGATTGGTTGAGATTGTGAACCCGGGCGGCAGCAGGAGCTACCGTAAAGGGCTGTTCTTCCTGATGTTCCATGAAGACTGCCTGAAATATAAGAAATACGGACAAACACCGCAGAGAATGGAGTACCGTGAATTTTTTGAACGGATCCTGGATGCTTTTGGTGATGAACCGGAAGAAGAGACAATGGAAGAGGTGACAGAAGTTGAGCATGAAAGAACAGATAGCGAACATGAAAGAGAAGTGGAAGAACTGGCAACAGAACCGCAGAGAGACAGCGGAACTGAGAGAGAAGATCCTGAAAGCGGGGAACATGAACCAGAGCGAACTGGACAGCCAGATCCGAAAATCGAAGAAACGGAGAAAATAGGAGTTTCGCCGGCGAAAAAATCCGAGGAAAAAACAGAAGAAAGCGTTCAGAAAATCATGGAAAATGTGGTTGAAACTGGGGAAAGCGTTCCAAAAATCATGGAAGATGCAGTTGAAACAGAGATGAAAGTTACCCATCAGATCAAGCTGGAATCGGAATTCTTCGACGATGCGGCAGCAGGAAGAAAGAACTTTGAGCTGAGAAAGAACGATCGCAATTACAAAGAAGGCGATGTATTAGAGATGGAAGAAGTAAAAGACGGAAAGAAAACCGGGCGAAAGTGTAGTAAGCGTATTGTGTACATGATGGAAAACTTTGAAGGACTGGAAGACGGATACTGCATCCTGGGATGCGAATTGTTGTAAAGGAGAGGATGATACGATGTTTATACATTTGAAAGATTTTAAAAGACTGCTTAAGGAAGCTTATACAGGCGTAGGGTTATGTGTGGCACGAAGAGGGGATGATGTGCTGTTTGGCGGTTCTGGCTGGGTGATTGCTACGGAAAAAGAATCCATGGATAAAAAGCAGCTGGCAGCAGTTATTGAACTGACGGGAGAGCTTCCGGGAAATGGAGAAGCTTTTAAGGCAACGAAGGAAGAGAACCAGTACGAAATCGGCGGGGTCCGCTGGGGTATGATAGACAGAGCAGAGAACCGAGAGGAAGAGGAGAAATTAACCGTGACGCCGATTGTGTTGGAAAGATACCCAAATGGAAAAGCCATGAGGGTATTGCAGGCAGCAGACGGACGGGTAGAAGTGTTAAATGAAAGATTCGTAAAAGCAATTGATTCTGCGTCGATGAACTTAGATTATGAGCATGAAGTTCAGGGACCGCTCTTTAATCCTAAATTTCCGAAGCAGGTGTACTGGAAAAGCGAAGCAACGACACTGACAGCTATCTTGTACGATCAGGACGAACTGAAAGAAAAAGACATTCTGGAGTATCTGCGGGATATAAAAATGGAAGGGTGAGAAAAAGAATGAATGATAATAAGAACTGCAGCACATGCAGATACCATAGTGAAAATGGAGTATGCAGGTGCACAAGAAGTGATGAATTCGCTAATGCAACAATAGATACATACCGCTGTAAATGCCATCAGGAAAGAATGGAATATGACTGGAGAATGTCGGTGTTGGACAGATTCATGAAAGGGGCGGGAAGATGAAGGATGAAAGCAGCTGAGCAGAGAGTTGTCCTTATTGCTGGGCATCGGAAACCGGAAAGGCGTATGGAGGAAAGCAGAAGACATTGAGAGGGAAAGAAGAGACAGGAGAAAAAGATGTTCATACAGGAAGATGATCTAAAATTAAATGATTGGCAGTTTAGCCAGAGAAAATATTTACCGTATAAGGTAAAGAAAACGCTTGCGGAACGCAGAATCAAGGAATGGTATTACAACTGGGATGGTCACGTATATTTGAGCTATTCTGGTGGCTTGGACAGCACAGCATTGTTGCATATGATAAGAAAAACCGTAGGGTTGGAAGTCCCGGCAGTATTCTCAAATACTGGTTTGGAATTTCCTGAGATAGTAAGATTTGCACGTCAGGCCAGCGGGGAATTTGTTGAAATATATCCAAGATGGAAAGACGGAAGCAGATTAACATTTAAACAGGTAGTTGAGAAATATGGATTTCCGTTAATTAGCAAAGAGACGGCACTGAAGATAAGGAAACTGCGGCATGGAAATTTATCAGACAGATACAGAAACTATTTGATGAATGGCGATGAAAGAGGGAAGTTCGGAATGCTTCCTAAAAAATGGAGATTTTTGTTGGATACACAATTTGATATAAGTGAACAGTGTTGTAACATTACCAAGAAAAAACCGTTTAAAGATTATGCAAAAAAGACTGGAAGAGTGCCATATATTGGGACAACGCAAGATGAAAGTTTTAGACGCGAACACCAGTATGCTCATACAGGTTGCAATGTATATGATGGAAAAACAATTAAGAGCCAGCCGCTTGGTCCTTGGACAAGGCAGGATGTGCTTAGATACATAGTAGAAAATGATATTGAAATATGTTCTGTATATGGCGACATAGAGCAAACGCCCGGTGGTATATACTACACAACAGGTGAACAGCGTACCGGATGCATGTTCTGTGCTTTTGGTGCACATATGGAAAAGTGTCCGAATAGATTCCAACGAATAGCAATGACACACCCAAAGCATTATCAGATCTGTATGGAATTAAAAAATAATGGGGTAAGGTATCAAGATGCACTGGAAACATGCGGAATAGAGACAGAAACATGGGAACATATTGGACAGATGAACATAATGGATTTTTTAATCACAGGAGAAAAACAATGAAAGCAAGAACAATCAGAGAAACAGAGTACACATGGGAGCAGATCGAGGAGATCCTGGCAGCAGGTAAGGCAAGAGAAACATTCGGAGAAGATGGACAGATCACAGTCCAGGTCGAAGGAATTGGAACGGCCCTGTTGAATATTCTGGACTACGACAAGGACAAGGCTGCGGATCCAGACATGCGAACGATGACATTACAGTTCGCAGATCTTCCGTTCGATGAAATACCGTTCGATGAAAACGGCTGCAACAAATGGGAGAAGTCCAGCATTCGCAGAAACATGAACAGCATCGCATTCAAGGAGAGATTCGAGGAAGGGTTTAGAAGACTCCTGGTTCCTGTGCTGAAGGAGAATGGAGACAGAGAGGCAACACTGGACACATTCTTCCTTCTGTCCGTGGAAGAAATGAAGGACAAAGAAAAGAAGTATCAGCGGTTCAGATCAGAACGCGACTGCGTGAAAGTCAATCCGGAGCAGGAGACAGAGTGGTGCTGGACAAGATCTGCGTACAGAGGCACCGCGAGCCTTACGTGGTATGTGTCCGCGTCCGGCTACGTCGGCCACGACTTCTACGCAGCGTACAGATATCGCTTCGCCCCGGCTTGCGTCATCGGAACGAAAGCAATCAAATAATCAGTGCCCGCCACGCAGGGCACAGGAGATCGAAAGGGGCGGGAAGATGAGCGATGAAAGCTGCAGAAAAAAATGTAAAACGTAAAGCACATTATGATCATCTGGAGCAGAGTGTTGATGCTGATGCAGCCAGAAGATTCCATGAACCAGCCGCGGTAAAGAGCAAGATGACAAAACTGGCATCAGTCAAAATTATAGAACATTACATAGAACAAACCGATGATGAAGACGGTGAAATCCTAGAAATAATAGCAAGGAAATGCATGAGAGGAGGCAATGCCGGTGGAGATGACAAGGGCAAAACTTGACGGGTATCGGAAACTGGTGCAGGAGATTCCGATACTGGAATGCGAGCTTAGGGAGCTGTGGCTGACAGATAAAGGTATGGGGAACAGTGTGATCATTAACGGAAAGAATGGATCGAAGAAACCGGAAAGTGTCGTGGGTTTTGATCATGAGCGATACAATCGGCGGAAAGAATCTTTGCAGCGGAAGAAAGAGGAAGCCAGAGCAATCCGTGAATGGATCGAGGCAATAGAGGACGGACAGACAAGATGTGTGTTCCGGATGTTCTACGTGGATGGGATGACCTGGGAGCGGATTGCGAGCAAAACAGGACACAGGGGGAGTCCTGATTACCCACGGTTATATATCAGAGATGCATACCTGAAAAAAATGAAAATAAAATAAAAATATATCGTTTATATCGGAAATATCGTTTTATAATACAATGGAAGCCAAAGGCAGAGTTGCCGCTGCTGAATAATCATATTAATTCCTTTTCATTTTGATAAGCACTTGCATACAGATGCAGGTGCTTATTCACGTTCGGGGGTGGTGTATATGGAGAAAGAGATGTTGGACTGGATCACGCAGTTGATCCGGGAAAATAATGTACACAAGTTCTATGCATCACCGGTCTGGAGAAAGAAACAGGCACAGATACTGCGTGAAAACCATTATGATTGCGAAAGGTGTAAAAGGAAAGGGCTTGTCGTAAGGGCGAGAACCGTGCACCATAAGAAGTATCTGCGGGAACATCCGGAGCTGGCACTGGAGGATGAGAACTTGGAACCGATCTGTGAACGGTGCCATTATGAGGAGCATCATAAGAAACGCAGGTTTATCAATGAGGAGCGATGGTAGAAAGAGCGGTGGCAGGGCATCCCCCCGGCCGAAAAAAATGAAAAAACTCTGGGGAACCGGTGACCGGGGAGGGGGCTCGTATCCGGAGAAATTTTGAAAAAACTGAAAAAGTTGGGTGGTGAAGGCAAAATGGCAAGGAAAAAGAGCGAGGCGGCACAGAGACGAAAAACGCTGGAAAGCCTGAAAAATGCACTGGTTTCGAATAAGCTGTCTGAAAAATTTTTACAGGATAAGGTAGATGAATATATGTCATTTTACGATGATTTATCGTGGATTAATGAGACACTTATTGCACTGAAATCGTCCGGAAACTGTTCCCTAAAGGTATACACGGATGCCACAGCCGAAAAACGCCGGATCTCATCCGAGATGCGTAACATCTTACGCTTCCTGGGATTGAAGCCACAGGATGTGAACCTGACGGGCGGTGAGGACGATGAGGAGCTATAGCCCATATATTGACCCTTATCTGCGTAAGATCAAAAACAATGAGGTTCTGCATTGCCAGGAACAGGAGCTTATGATCGACAATCTTGTAATCCCTGTGCTGGAACGTGAAGATGTCATTATCGATAACGAAAAAATAGAAAAAGGATTATCCCTGCAGAAGTACTTCCCATATCGTCTGATCGAATGGGAGGTTTTTTTGTTTGCCCTGATCGTCGGAGTGTATTTTACAGACGGCGATATCGTTTTCAATGAAATCCGCGTAATGGTAGGACGCGGAAGCGGGAAGAATGGTTTTATTTCTTTCCTGTGCTTTTACTTTCTATCGCCGTATCACGGGATACGCGGTTAT